GTCAAACGCAGATTAAATTGTTGGTTAGTCAGACCAAAACAATGACAACTAAAACCTGTAGTCGGTGCCATTTGGCTAAACCGATTGAAGATTTTCAACGGCATGGATTACACCGCGCTGGACAGTGTAAGCCGTGCGTTTCCGATTGGGGGAAGCAATATCGAACGGCTAATACAGAGAAAATCAAGCAATATCGAAGAAGCCATCCTAGAAAACGGATTTATGATCCAGTTAAGGCAAAAGAGTATCAGTTAAAATATAGAGAAAAGCGGTTGATAGCGGCGAAGAAATACTACTTGAAAAATCGCGATAGAATAAAAAAGTGGCGCGAGGTAAATAAAGAGCGGCTTCGCCAAAAAGTAAAGGAAGTCTACGCTCTACGACACGGAGAGAAACGACGGGCTTACGCAAAGCAATATCAAAAGGCTAATCCCGAAAAATTACGAGCAAGGTTGAAAAAATGGGCAGCTAAAAATTCTGATTATGTTAAAGCGAAAAACGCTTGGTGGGGTGCCTATTACCGAAACGGTTTAGTAGGCGAAAAATTCTCGCCATTGACGATCTACAAACGCGACGGCGGTCGATGCCATATCTGCAAAAAGTTAGTTAAAAAGACCGACGCTTCACTAGATCACTTAATACCAATTTCTAAAGGCGGTGAGCATACCGAACGGAATGTTGCGCTTGCTCATCGACGGTGTAATTCAAGCCGCGGTGCGGGACGGATAGCCGCTCAGCTTCGTTTAAACTAGGTTATGGGACTTCGAGGAAAAGGGGCAAGGGTTATGCCCCAAACGGTAAGCGCGCTCAAGGAATTCCACGTTCCTGACGTTAAGCGCACAAAGAACCGCGCCGCGGACCTAATCAAGTGGATTCAATACCTACCAATCACGTCGGGGGTGCTTGCCGGTGAGTTATTCAAAGTCAGACAATGGCAAAAAAAAGAAATCCGTCAAATCTACCGGACTGACAAAAAAGGAAAAAGAATCGTCCGCCAAGCTTTACTCACAATACCTAGAAAGAATGGGAAGACGGGGCTGGCCGCAGCTCTTGCACTGGCTCACCTATGCGGACCAGAGTCCGAGCAGAGGGGGCAAGTCTACAGCGCCGCCGCAGACCGGCACCAAGCGGCGCTCATCTACAACGAAATGAAGGCGATAATTCAGGCCACGGACCTGAAAGACCGCGTGATTATCCGCGACTTTAACAAACATCTAGAGGACACAAAAACCGGAAGCGAATTTTTTGCTCTATCATCCGACTCTAAAACCAAGCATGGCTTTTCCGCATCGTTCATTGTTTACGACGAGCTGGCGCAGGCGCCAGACCGGAAATTATACGACGTACTGACAACCAGCACCGGCGCGCGCAAAGAGCCGCTAACGATTGTCATTTCGACGCAATCACCGGATGAACACTCGGTTATGACCGAGTTAGTGAATTACGGCCTAGACATTCAGTCCGGTGTCCATAGCGATCCGACATTTTACCCGGTTATTTACTCCGCTCCAGAAGATTCAGATCCGTGGGATGAAAAAGTTTGGTTCGCCTGCAATCCCGCGCTTGATGATTTTCGTGATCTTTCAGAAATGCGATCCGAAGCGGTCAAGGCGAAACGAATTCCAGTCCGCGAGGCGACTTTCCGGCTTTTGTATTTGAATCAACGTATCAATGCCGAGTCGCGATTTATTGCGATGGCCGAATGGGACGCTTGTAACGGTGCCGTCGACTTAGCCGCACTCAAAGGCCGGCGCTGTTATGCCGGGTTAGACTTGGCATCAACGGCGGATATTGCCGCGCTTGTGCTGATTTTTCCCGGCGAGCCGTGCGTTGTGGTGCCCTACTTTTGGGTGCCGGAAGATAATATCGAGCTGCGAGTGACGCGCGACCGAGTGCCCTATAATCTATGGGCGCAACAGGGACTAATCGAAGCCACGCCCGGAAACCAGATTGATTATCGCTGGATTATGCTCAAGCTCGGCCAGTGCCGAGTTGATTATGATTTGCGTATGCTGGCGTTCGACGCGTGGGGCTCGCACAAGATTGTTTCCGATCTTTGCGATCAGTACGGCTTTACCGTCGACGAAAAGGAAGCCGACAACTATAAAAAACCGTTGCTTGTAAAATTCGGCCAGGGGTTTGCGAGCATGAGTGCGCCGACGAAAGAATTACTTAACTACATCTTAGCGCGGCAAATCGCGCATGGCGGGAATCCAGTTTTAAGGTGGATGGCAAATAACGTCATCGTGCAAACCGATCCGGCTGGCAATATCAAACCTGATAAAAGCAAGTCGACGGAGAAGATTGATGGTATCGTAGCCCTAATAATGAGCTTAGATTTAGCGATCAGAAATCCTGAGATTGCGTCTTTTTACGATACGCATGAAATGAGAACTCTTGGATGAACGACACCGAGCCTAAATATATCGAAGTCGAATCGATCAAGGTTATTCACCTTGAGCCGGGCGACTATCTTATTTTAGAGCATCCGCGCGTTCTTTCTAACGCTGCTTACAAAAATCTTTTAGAGACAGTTTCAGAAAAATTCCCAATATTAAAAGGCCGCATTATGATTTTAGAAGAAGGCATGACGGCTAAGGTTTTACGAACTGGAGAATCCAGATGAATATAAAACAGAAAATCGATATAAAACAGAAAATCGGTGACGTAATCACGCGCGGCCTGCGTGCTTTGGGTATCAATACGCCGGGCCTGATGGACTATTTTTTATTTGGCCCGGGCCAATCGACGCTACCCGGCGCGCGTATTCACGAAGGCAACGCGCTTGGCGTGACCACTGTTTACCAGTGCGTGAGAGTTATTACCGACGCGATAGGGCAGTTGCCGCTCGCTATCTACAAAGAAGTTGCCGAAGGTGCGCAGAAGGCGGATGATCACCCGCTTTATCGACTTTTTCATACCGCGCCGAATCCCCTAATGCCGCCGTCCGTTTTTAAAAAATGTATGCAGGGTCATCTGTGTTTGTGGGGCAACGCCTATGCCGAGATTGAGCGCAACGGGCGAGGGCAGGTAACGGCTTTATGGCCGTTGCGTCCTGATTCGATGCGGCTGCAGCTCTTTAATCGTAAAATCTTTTACTATTACACGACACCGGACGGCACGGAGCGGCAGTTGCGCGACGTTTTACACCTTCGCGGCCTCTCGTCGGATGGGCTTGTCGGCTATTCTCCGATAGCTATACACCGGGAAAAAATGGGCTTGACTAACGCCGCGCTTGAGTATCGGGCGCGGTTTTTTGCGAATAATGCGCAGCCCGGCGGGGCTTTGCGCACACAAAAACAGCTTGGCGACGTGGCGTATAAGCGGCTTGAGAAGTTTTGGGAAGAAAAACACGGCGGGTTGTCCAATGCCGGCCGCGTGGCAATTCTTGAGGAAGGGCTTGAGTGGCAGTCTATCGGGATGCCGGCGCAGGACATGCAATATTTGGAGGGTGCGGAGTTCGAAAAGGCCGATATTGCCGGGATTTTCGGCGTACCGCCTTACAAAATAGGGCTTTTAAAGCCCGGCACCGTCAGTTTTGCGAGTGTCGAGCAACAGGCGCAAGATATGGTTTCGGATTGCGTGGCGCCTTACGTCGTCAATTGGGAAGAGTGTTTAAATCTCGCACTGCTCACGCCGGCCGAGCAGAAGATATTTTTCTGCAAATTCTCGTTAAATGCGCTTTTACGCGGTGATTCGGAGAGTCGGGCGCGGTTTTACACGCAACTTTTCAATATTGGCGTGTTTTCTCAGAACGATATCTTGAAACTTGAGGACCGAAACACCATAGGGACGCTCGGAGATCGTCGTTATGTGCCGATGAATTACGTTCCAGTGGATATGGTCGACAAGGTGATTGAAGGCAAGACGGCGCCGTCGCAGGATTCGATTGACGTTACGCCCGCCAAACCGGCGCAGTTGAGCAATGGGGCAGCGCATTGATGGAAACAAAATCCGTGATATTAGAGGCAATCTGGATTGCTAGATTAAAGGTCCATCGTGAGGACATTACCAACAAAGCCAAAATGCGGCTTTTAGTTAATCCTAATACTCTTCGTGATCTGATGCGTGAAAGGGCATTTGCTGAGGAAAATCCGTTTCCGAAACCGGGTCAACCGTTTACTATTTTTGGAATTCCAGTTGCTGTGACTGTAGATATTGAGGGATGGGAATTAGTTTTGAGTCAAGGTAAGTGAGAGAGGGACGGGGACCACGGTAACCCGGCGCAATTCCGGCGGTCTTCCCGTCCCTTAGCGCCTACAAATATAATACTGTGTTTGAAAATGGCTGTAAATAAGAATTGGTGGAAGAAAAACAATTTCGGTATTCCGCCGGACGACTGGGGGACTTTGGTAAAATATTACTCGCATGCTTGTTACGAGGAAATTTGGCACGATTTAAATGAGGAAAACCGAGAAAAGTTTGACAAGGTTTGTAATGCTCTAAAGTTGTGCGATTGGGGTCGCTATGGGTTTTCGGAAATTGAGGCACGCGAAAAGGCTAATAATAAGTGAATCCAAAAGTCGCCCTTGGCATCGCCTATTACCGTTCCATGTCAATGCCAACGTTTAACTCGCTTTGGCGGGTTGCGCGATATTATCGCGGCCAGCTCGACGTTTTGACTGAAGGAAGCTGTTATGTGCATTGGAATCGTGAAGAATTGCTCGAAAAGGCACTCAGTCGGGACTACACACACCTTTGGTTTTTCGATACGGACGTGACTTGTCCGCCGGATACTCTCGACCGCTTACTTGCGCATGATGTCGACATCGTCGGCGGTTATTATCCAGTCAGACAAGAGGATCAAAGCTATTCGACGCTAAAAATCCTCAAAAATGGCGAAATCACGCCGCTAGTCCCGCCGTTGCCCAATAAACTATTCCATTGCGTCGACGGTCCCGAATTAAACGAATTAGTCACGATTCCTACCGGCTGTATGCTGATTCGCTTATCCGTTCTTAAAAAACTTAACCCGCCCTATTTTAGATGTGAAAGACCAGTCGGCGAGGATACTTATTTCTGCGCTTGGTTACATCACGCGGGGATTAAAATTTGGTGCGATCCGACTATTAGGGTGGGACATTGGGGCGAAAAGCTTTATGAAAACCATCAGACGTGAATTTGCGGTTGATTTAACCGCGCCACATTTACGGGTAATTGCGATCGAATTACCTCACCTTGATCATTGTTTTTCGCTTATAACTAGAAATCAGGCGGTGTATATGCGCACCTGCGATTCACCTGATTGTTGCGGTTTTGATAAAGCGTTGACCGGACGGTTGATCAGATATCGGCGGTTATATGAGAGAATTACTACTCGGCGCAGGCCATGACCGGCAGAAGCGAATCTGGTTACAGGATGACAGCAAATTTAAGAATCTAGTCACGCTCGATATCAATCCGGACGCCAAGCCGAGCGTGATATTCGATTTGGAACTAACTACTCTGCCGTTCAAGGCCAATTTGTTTAACGAGATTCACGCCTATGAAGTGCTAGAGCATGTCGGTAAGCAAGGTGATTGGCGTTTTTTTTTGCGCAGTTTGATGAATTTGCCCGCGTGCTGGTGCCTAATGGGACAATATTTATCACTTCTCCCGCGGCCGATAGCCCTTGGGTTTGGGGCGATCCGGGGCATACGCGGTTTATGGGGTTGGAAGTTTACACGTTTTTAGACCGAAACCAGTACGAAATTCAGCTAGGGAAAACGCCGATGACGGACTATCGGCGCTATTTTACGAGTAACTGGAAGATTATCGCGCTTAGGAAAGACGGCGCGGCGGTGCTACGGAGTATCAAGTGATTACTTGTGACCGATGCCAGAAACAAATTATTCCGCGAGAGGGCTATACGGAGTCAATGTTTGAGGTTATTGACGAGACGCAGGGATTAATCGCTTGCCTTGAATGCTACGATGAATACAGAAAGGGTTTTCACAAAATTAAAGACGACGTGGCAGCGGAATTGAAGCGCCGGGCTGAGAATTGGCGCAACGAGTGGCGGCGCAACTTCAAGAGGGAAAAATAAATGCAAAAATATAAACTTCTGCGGGAAAAGTTACGCAAAAAACTGAACGACAAGACGCCACTGACAAAAATTGAAAAGCGTCAATTGGCCGTGGTTAGAGAATACGACGCCAAAAGATCAGAGGAAGCGAAGCGGCGATTCTTTGAAATGGCTTATCCGTCGAAAATAATTCGTATCGGCAAAAATAATGTTGAATTGTTTTATCGATATCCTGACGCGGTAGTGCAGTTGCGAAAAGTAAATGAGGTTAAGCGTTCGAGGGTTAAACGATGAAAAATTCCTATCGAATTGATGAAGCCGCCGAGCGTTGGCATGTTCATCCTAAAACAGTCGAACGCGCTATTCACCGCGGCGAGGTTGACGCCTTCAAAATAGGCTCAACGTGGCGAATTCGGACCGAAGAAGTCGAGCGCGTCGAAAAAAAAACGTACTCCGTAGGACAACAAAGAACTCTGTAGACACTTCCCGCTAGTTTTCTCCTATCTTATTTTCTTTTTCTCCGTAGAATCATTCACACAAGTTAAATAGTTTCGCGGACCGTACATCCGCTTAAAGCTAGTTTTTAAGGGCCAACTCCTGTCGACAGGCCGGGAGTTGGCCCTTTTTTATGGAAAAAGAGCTACGAACTTTCGCACTCACTGAGATCCGCGCAATAGACGGCGCCAATCCCGTCGTTGAAGGCCACGCTGCAGTTTTCAACACAAAATCCCATGACATGGGTTTTCGCGAAATCATTCTACCCGGCGCTTTTGCCGACGCAGTGAAGGGTGACGATGTTAAATTTTTACTAAATCACCGCGGATTACCGCTCGCGCGCACCAAATCCGGCACTCTTCACCTCTCTGAGGATAATCGCGGGCTTTATTTCAAAGCCGAACTAGACGCCAACGACCCTGATGTCCAGCGGCTTTTGCCGAAGGTGAAGCGCGGCGATTTGTCGGAAATGAGTTTCGCTTTTAGCGTCAAGGACCGCGCGACCGACGAAAAATGGTCACGCGATAAGGGCGAAATGGTGCGCTCACTCCTAAAGGTTTCGCTTTTCGACGTGTCCGCAGTCAGTTTTCCCGCCTATCCGGCCACGGATTTACAGGCGCGAAGCTATTTCGAATCAAAAATCAACGAATTAAACGCCGACACCGAAAAAGTTAAGGCGGAATTTCTCGCCGATTCCAAAGCACGCTCAGAAGCCCGCAGAAAATTTATTTCAAAGCTCGATGAGCAAAAACGGAGGTTTGTTTATGTCAGTCAACGTTAATGAATTGAGACAGGATCTTGGAAAAGCAGTTGAGGAATTGCGGGCGCTTCAGAATGATTGTGATAATCGCGGCGGCGAGAATGCGGAAGACGCTGAAAAATTCGCCAAGATGGAAAAGGCGATTAGTGGCCTAGAAAAACGCATCAAGAATGAAGAGTTTCTAGCCGAAAAAGAGGCTGAGTTAGCCCGCACCGCACATCAAAACGGGAATGGAAACGGCAACGGCAACGGAAATGGAAACGTTGCACTTAACGGCCAATCGCGTGACGAGTTTTATTATCCGGTTGGGCAGCATCCGTTGAGTGACATTGAATTTGAGCGCTGCGTGTCTTTGACCTTCCAAGGCTGGACGCGCGGATTTAAGCCCGGCGGCGAAGCGACAATTACGCAAAAGCACATTGACGCTGCGAAGAGAATCGGGGTGTTGGATTTACGCGCAAAGGAAATCGAACTGCCGATCAAGAAAGATTATCGCACCTTCCAGATGCACTACCGCGCCGGTTTAGACGTGGCAACCACCGGCGAAGGTAAGGAAACCATTCCGCAGGGATTCGTTAATACTTTAGAGCGCGCACTTTTGACGTATGGCGGAATGCGTCAAGTGGCAACGGTTATGCGCACCGATAGCGGAAACGCTTTGCCGTATCCGACCATGAATGACACGACCAACAAGGGTGTGATTTTGGCGGAAGCGACGACAATCGGCACCTCGGTTGACCCGGCATTTTCCAGCATCACTTTTAACGCCTACAAGTACAGCTCCAAGGCGCTGCTGATGAGCTACGAAATCACGCAGGACTCGGCCTTTGATTTGGGCGCGTTAGCCGGCGACTGGCTCGGTGAGCGTATCGGACGCATTCAGAACGATCATTTCACAACCGGCGCAGGTTCTACCTTGCCGAAAGGGATTACAGTTGCGGCGGTCACCGGGAAAACGGCAGCGGCGACGAACACTTTCACTTCCGACGAAGTGATTGATCTTATCCATAGCGTTGATCCCGCCTATCGTGAAGGCGCTGCGTTTATGTTCCACGACACTGTTTTGGCTCTAATTCGTAAGCTTAAAGAATCGACAACAAATGCATATATATGGCAGCCCGGATTGCAGGCTGGAATTCCAAATATGCTGCTTGGTTATCCTTACACCGTCAATCAATCGATGAGCGCGGCTCTTACTACAGGTCAGAAGCTAATCGTTTTCGGGCGTCTGTCTAAATATCTAGTCCGTGACGTTTCGACTATCCGGCTCGTGCGGCTCGATGAGCGTTATGCTGATACTGATCAGATTGCTTTTATCGCTTTCATGCGAAGTGACGGCAACCTTTTGGACGCCGGCACTCGGCCTGTTAAGTGGATGAACCTCGCGTAAACAGGGCAACCAATGGCTGAAAAACAAGTTGAAGTCGATACCATCGCGACGTTTAGCGACGATGATTATGGCTGGATCGACGCGCACCAAAGAAAAACGGTGCGCGCCGATGTCGCCGAGCGGTGGATAGCCGAGAGCAAGGCGCTACCGGTGCTAGCTGAAAACCGCGCCGTAGTTGAAACGCCAGAGGGCAAATTGCCGAAGCACGAACACGCAGACCTTAGCCGTAGAAAAAAACAGTAAATGGATGGCCTTTCAACTAATTACGTTCGACGAAATAAAGAAGATGTCCAAAGGCGGCGGTGACTGGTCGACCGAGTTTGAATACATAATAGAAAAAAGAATCATTCCTGAAATAACTAAAGGTCTTGCGAAATATTGTCACCGTCCCGATTGGGACAAAGTAGCCCGCACCGAATATTTCGGCTCAGATCGTCCTACGCGAACTCTTTTTTTAAGTTCGCCGCCGGTTTATCCCGCTGTCGCAGCAATTGTTGGTCCGCCAGCCGTCGACGCTATCGAGGCTCTACGTCTTTACCAAGATAGCGCCGACCCGCCGACATACGGCGCAGGAACAGAACTTACCAGCGGCTTTGTTGTCTACGAGGACGAGGGGTCTATCGTGCATCGGGGAACGGGATTTATGACCGGGCCGAAGTCAATCAAAGTCACTTATACGGGTGGCTATTTGACTGCTGACGGTATTGGAACACCCGACGACGTTAGGGGCGCGGCGATAATGCAGGCAAAAATTATTTTCGATCGGCGTGAAGAATTTGGACTTACCGGGCGATCTCTTGAAGGCGGATCAGTTAGTTTGTTAACGCCGCTATGGTTGCCGCGCCAAGTAACGATGCAAGTAGACGATTACCGCGTCTACAGGGGCTGCTGATGGCTGGACCGACGCTGAAATTCGACTTTAAAAATCTCGGCGATTTAAACGAGGACTTAAAAAAGAGTCCGCGCAGCATTCCGGTAATCGCTCAACGGGTAATGTCGCCACGCCTGCGCGCCATCGCAAGCGAGCTAAGGGCAACTATCCCACGACGGACGGGCCAGTTGGCGCGCAGTGTCTTTTCTTCGGTTACGCGGCCGGGCGGCTTGATGGTGTTAGCTGCCCTTGGACTTCGCACTAGAAAAATTTCAGGCCGCACGATGGTTGCCGGAAACGTCATGCAAAAAGGCGGTGCGACACCGAAAAAGCGCGCTTACCTATGGATTCCGCTACGCAGCAACACAAACATTACGCCGCAGGATTTTTTCAACGCCGAAAATACTTTTATCCGCATGAGCGGCGCGGGCAACAAGATTGCTTTTATCCGTCAAGGCAACATCGCCGTGCCGCTGTTTGTCTTGAAAAAAAGCATCCGGCCCGCGGCACCGCCGTTGCCAATCAATGAGCGCGTGGAACAACAGTTGCCAGAAATGTTGGAAGAGATCGAGGAATCAATCGGACAAGTAATTGCGGCAAGACGCGCCGCACTGGGGGCGCTCGATTAAAACGGTTCACCCGTTCGACAATGAATGGCCAGTAAAATTTTGCAACTTATGTCATCCAAAAAAGAAACTAGCCGGGCCATATTATTTGGCGCATCTAAAATATTGTCATCGGGTGCAGTGGGACAATTGGCATTTTAATCGCGGTGATTTCGGCATGAGCGGCTGGTTACACGTAGCGGGGCATTTGATGAACGCAGAAGTTGAGAATTAGGAGACGGGAAAATGACCGAAATATTTCAAGTAGGCGATCGCGTGCAAATTAGACAATCAACAGGTGAATACGTGGCGAGACCTTTTCTTGTTAAGGCGGTGGAATCAAATGGCGCTCGGCTGATCGTTCAAGATTACGCGCATCCAATACCCGGCGAGCGTACTGGGCAATTTGGAGAAACGGCGGCATGGTGCCGAATGTTCCAATGGCAATAAAACGAAAATTGAAACAAGTAATTATTTATTGTCTGGAATGTTTTCACTTCGGTATTCCAAAGTTGCCGGCGACTGAATGCGGCAACTGTAGGTCTAAGCATATCCGCTTATATAGAGAAATTTAGGTGTTGAATTGGCCGCTGACTCAGCAATCGAGCAGATTTTGCAAAAGGTTGAACAAATATTGCGCGCCATACCGGGGATTGCCGTGGTGAGTCGCGACGGCGTTGACGCGCTGGAAATTCAGAGTTTCCCGGCGTGCGTGATTGGCACCGGCGCGAGCGAGCCGGATCAGTTACTCAACGATTTTATAGACTGGTCACTGTTTTTAAATATTAGTTGTTGGGTTTCGGCGCAATCGAATATCTCGAAAGCGTTGGAAGCGTTCAAGGCGCAGGTTGCGGCGGCAATGGCTGCTGATTCTCACATCGGACTCGCCGATAAGTGCTGGACGGAAGAGGGCGCGTGGAGCGGGCCATTTCCGCTGAATGAGGCGTTAACCGAAGCCGCTGAAATAAAAAATTACACCGTGCATTACCGGACGTTGAGGACAGATCCTTACACTTTAGTGGGGTGATTTATGACTTACGACGAAGCATTGGCATTACCCGCCGATGAGCGGATTGAAGGCATTGTCGTTGTCGGTCCGGTGACGCCATTTGGCGGCTCGTGGGTTTTGGCCGCTGGTTCTTTGACGCTCGCTGACGCGCCGACATTAGTTGAGGAATAGGAGAACGAAACCAATGACGCGAGATGAAGCTAGAAACTTGTCGGATGACGAAAGAAAACCGGGAATCGTAATAGAGGGCAACGCCGCGCCTTTCGGCGGCTCGTGGACGTTTGACCCTGTAGCAAACACTTTGACGCTGCAAGAACCGCCGACCGCAGCCGGTACGCCGAAGCAGGAGGAAAAAGACAATGCCAATTAGTTCAAAGCGGGGTGGAATCCTCGCGAAAATTGAATCTGTTTACGGAACCGATCCGGTGCCGACCGCGGCAGTTAACGCCGTAGCGGTTATGAATCCGCAATACACAACCGACATGCAGGTCGTTGAGCGCGATCAGATTTTACGTGATTCGCTTTCACGCTTGTCGTTCGTCGTCGGCCGGAAGCTCGCGCGTTTGACCTTTGGCGTTGAAATGAAGGGTAGCGGCACTGCGGGAACCGCGGCACGCCACGGCCCGCTACTTCGCGCCTGCGGACTATCGGAAACGATCGTCGCGGTGACTTCGGTTACTTACGCGCCAATCAATACCGGCTTCGAGTCGGTAACAATTTACTGGTACGACGGCGAAAAATTGCACAAACTAACCGGCGCGTTTTGCACGATGAGAATCGTTGAAGAGGTTGGGCAATTTGGCCGCTATGAGTTCACCGCAACCGGGATATGGAACCAGCCGACAGATGTTGCCGCGCCGGCAATGACATTGGACACTACCAAGCCGCAACCGGTTATCAACTTGGGCTTGACTCTCGGCGGTTATTCGCCAGTCGCCGCAACACTGAACATTGATTTAGGCGTGCAGGTTAGTGAGCGATTGGATTTCAACGCAACAGAAGGCTTGCGCGGTTTGTTAGTCACTGGCCGCGGTGTGGGCGGATCGATTGACCCTGAGACAACTACAGAGGCTATCAATCCGTGGTACGCAAATATGAAAAACGCTACAGAAGTGGCTCTCGCGGGTAATCTCGTCGGCGCAGTAGCCGGAAATAAAGTAGCGGTAACGGCGCCTAAAGTTCAATTAGAGGCGCCGGCACCCGGCGAAAGAAATTCACTGCGCATTTTAAATATTCCGATTCGGTTCAATCCGTCTACTGATGCTCTCAACGACGAAATATCGCTCGTCTATACGTAAGAAAAAAACAGAAAGGAGAAAATCGCCGTGGATTTAAAAGACGCACTGCAAGAAGAAATCGAATACGCGATTAACTATCGCGGCGTCAAGTTATTCTTTACCCTACGCAACCCAAACAGCGCCGAGGATCTAGAGTTTCGCCGCCGCTCGGGAAAACTTAAAGCCAAAAACGGTAAGCTGGAATCCAGCGACGAAGCGTTAAATGCGCCGCTTTGGTTGCTCGATAAGGTTAAAACGAAAGTCGAGTATTCCAACGGCACGCCGCAACGCACGGAAATGTCTGCGGACGAATACGAAAAGATTCCGGCGCGCACCAAGCTGGCGATTATCGCTAAACACCTGGCCGACCTTGAAGGCGAAGAGGCCGAAGTCCAAAAAAACTAGCTCGGGAGCTGGGCGAATTTTTAGGGCTAACCGCCAAGACTCCTAAAGGCGACCGGTGCCCTTACGGTTTACCGCCGGATATCGAGATTGAGAGCGAAACGAAATGGACGATCAACGATATTCCGCAGACGGAAGCCGACCCGCGATTATGTCAATTGATAATCGCGCAACCGGATGCCTGCGCGACTTGTCCGCTGGCGGAAGTGGAACCGGAAGAGCCGCCGTCAAAGTTCGTTCAATACTTGGTTCACCTAGACAGCTTGATAGCAGTGGGCGCACGGATTCCGTTCGAGAGTCAGCCGATGGCCGTATGGAACGGGCTGAAACTACTCAAGATCAAGCGCGACGAGAAGACGATGCGGGACATGAAGGAAAAATAGTTCGCTTTGAGTTTCATAGTCTTGATGCGTTGAGGGCAGAGTGGCAACGCGGCAAATAGAAATAAAAATTACCGGTGAGGGTGGTCAATACGAGGCAACCGTCCAGCGGATTATTGAAAAGAATAATCAATTGAACCGCGCCGCCGTTCAAGGCGCGGAACAAACGACAACCGCCTTCGGGAACCTTCAGCGAATCCTTATCAACATTCCAAGTCTATTCGGCGGAATTGCCGCCGGCATCGCCAGTGCGTTTAGTGTCGGCGCCATTATTGGCTTTACCAAACAAATTCTTAACGCCGCTGGCGAGATTGACGATCTATCCAAGAAAACAGGATTTAGCCGGCAAACGTTATCCGGCTTAAAAAGCACCATCGAAGAAAACGGCGGCTCGCTTCAAGCCTTCGCAACAGCAATCAACAAGGCACAAAAATCTTTAGGTGACATTGAGGGTGACGGAAAAAAGGCCGGTGAAGCTCTCGCGGCAATGGGACTCAATGTTAAGGATTTGACTAAGGCATCACCGGAACAATTCTTTGAAAAGTTTGCTCAGTCGCTTTCTCAAGTCGAAGGGCAAAATCAGCGCGTGGCTATTGCTACTAAGGTGATGGGCCGCGCCGGCGCCGATCAGATTCCGGTAATCTTGGAATTAACGGACAAGTTTAAGCAGTTAAGAGAGCAAGGCGTCAGCGATGACAACATCAAGCAGCTCGATAAATTCGGCGATGCGCTTACGCGGTTGAAAAACGCCACGATCGGTTTAGCGCAAGAGGGTTTGGCCAATCTTATCCGTGGATTCGATAGGCTCTTTAAGATCAGCGACATTGAGAAGCAGCGCGGCGCGCTTGCCGATTATGCGAAGCAAATAGAAAACATCGATAAAACTTTAAAGACGCGCGAAAGTTTGCGATCTAAGGGATTAGGTTTTTTAACCGGGTCTGATGATGCGGAGCAATTAAAGAACCGCAGCAAAGCTCTACAAGACTTTATCGACGCCAACGACAAGCTAATCAGGCTTGAGCAGGGTGATAAAGATAAGCCCGCAATCGGCGGCGGCTCGCTTCCGGCGGTCGATGATGGCGCACTCAAGCGTCAAAACGAGGCATTAGAGCAAGCTAAAACAAAACTGCTCCAATTAAAGCTAGCCAATGCCGAAGCGGCGCGCGCCGCGGGGGATCATACAGTCGAAGTTAGAGCCTTGGCGCTGGCTTTAATCGATCAGGAATACAAGGCTGCGATTAAAGCGGCTGAAGGAAACAAGTCATATACCGATCAATTAGGCGACACCCTTTTAGCCGAGAAGGCGCAAAAGATTGCGCAGTTTGAAGCCGCAGAAGCCGCGCTAAATTTAAAGCGCGTTCTTGAAGATGCAAATCGAGAATTAGAAACCCAAGCAGAGGATGCTAAGACAACGGCCGAGGCTTGGGGGTTTTACAAAACGAGTTTAGACAATGCAAATCAAGCCGCAGTCAAAGCTATCGAGACAACAAAACAGGTAAGCGACTTAGAGGCGGATCGATTAACCATCATCGGCAAAACTAGCGAGGCCGAACGCCTGCGTTTGGTGACGCAGCTTAAATACCTTCAAGCGTTAAAAGATCAAGAAGGCATAGAGAGTTTAAATGCGCCGCTACGTGAGGCGCAGATTAAAAATGTTGAAACTCAAATTCAGCAGCTTGGCACCGTCACCATCAATGTTGGACAAACCATAGCGGACTCTGTTGGGGGCGCATTCTCGGGCGTCATTCTCGGGACGCGAAAACTCGCCGAAGTCGGCAAGGGATTCTTGGCCGCGCTGCTCGGCGACGTTGGACAATTCTTTACGCAGGCGCTTATCAAAAAGTTTGGTTTTGAAAACATACTTCTAACTAATGCTCAAAGCATCGGGCCACAAATAGCCGGAGCGATCAGCAGCGGCGGCGCGAGTAGTACTGGCGGCGGTGGTATTGTTGGAAATCTGTTAGGGGTGATTGGTAAACTCGGCGGCGGTTTTTCGTCGATGCTATCGGGACTTAGTAGCCTGCTAAGTGGCGGCGGCGGCTCGTTTGGTTTTGGCAGCGCGGCTGCGGGCGTAGCCGGGCCAGCATTTGCTAACGGAGGATTTTTTTCCGGTATCAGCGGGGCCGCAGCAGGATGGAGCGGTATTACCGGCACTATAATAAATGGCCTTAGCTCGGCGTGGACTGCTTTTAGCAATACTACTCTCGTTACAACAATAGGGAGCGCCATAGCTGAAGTCGGGGCAACCGTTGCCACAAGTCTTACTGCCGTACTGGACACTATTACGGCAGCGCTCGCTAACCCTGTAACTTGGATTGCCGCGATTGTAGTCGCAGCAATCACCGCCATTTACCGAATCATCGCCAATCAGCAGGAGCGGCCAAACGCTAAATTCAGCGGCACCTTTCAAGGCGTTTCGTTCGATGAGGCATCATCGCAATTTGTCCCTGGTGATATCAACGTAGCAATCGGCCGCAAGAGCGGAATTAAAAACTCAGATGCCGGGAAGATTGCCGACAATTTGCAGCAACGTTTGACGATACTCGCCCAACAATGGACGGACATTCTAAATATTTTCCCTGACTTTATCGCAGAAGATATCCAGCCGGCGCTTGATGAAACTAATCGGCGACTAAATCAAAACTTTAAGGATTTGAAATTGTCACCGGGCGGGAGCCGCAACATTCAGCAGGAACTCGAATCATTATCCGGCTATGCGGGATTGTTTCGATTTTTCCAGGCATTCGCACCGAGCATTGAACAAGGATTTAGATCGTCGCTACAAGGTGGCGGAATTCAGATCGGGAGTGCCGCGGGATTTGCGAATCTCGATCCTAATCGTGGATTCAAATGGGGCGCGCCACAAGAAGATTGGGATAAATTTATTGCTGCCATCAAAGACGTTGCTGGCTTGACCAGTCAACTCGGCAGCGTCGGCGCAGGTAAATTTTTAAGCGGTAGTGATCTGACCAACATCGGCGGCTTGTTCGATCAATTGTTTTCCGTCACCGATGCAACCACGTTTACAAAGGCTGCAGCGGAACTCAAGGACAAGTTAAAACCGGCTTTGGATTTCCTACAACAATCGGTTCAGGAGTCAACGGACCTTTTCGGCCGAGGATTAATGGCGGCTTTAAACGCCGCAACGGAGTCGGATGCTAACAAGGCGTTTTTAGAAAGCCTTGGCGCTGGCGTCAAGGATTCTATCTTTAACGGCATTGTTCAGAGCTTTGTTGCTTCGGCGCAGTTCGGCGATTTACTAGCGCCTATCCAGCAACAAATTCGCGAGTTCACGCAACAAGCGTTCACTACTGGCGTGGCGCCTGATATCGGCGCTTTCCGTCGCGCGATACTTCCAACGATAGAGGCTATCTCGACTCGGGCGGGTGTTCTCGCGCCGCTTATCGCCGAGCTGCAAAAACTCGGCCTCGACGTTACGGATTCGATTACTAATCTATTTGGTCCCGAGGCCGAGGTATTAAAACCCGTTGACGAATTTCTGCAACAATCGGTTAAGACGGCGACGGATCTTTTTGGTAGGGGATTGATCGCCGCTCTCGACGCCGCCAGCGCGTCACAGGCAAATGAAGTCTTTCTTCAAAGTCTCGGCCAAGGCGTCAAAGACATTCTTTTCAAAGGCATCACGGATGCGTTTATCGCCTCGTCGCAATTCAACGACTTGTTAGCTCCAATTCAGAAAATTATTCAGGATTTTACGGCGGAAGCGGTTACAAGCGGAAAGACGCCGGACCTTGCGGCATTCCGCGCAGCGATACTGCCGCAGATTACCGACCTAACGACAAGAGCGGAAACGCTCGCGCCGCTTATCGAAGAGCTACGAAAACTCGGCTTCGATATCAAGGATGGGCTCGGTTTAATTGCCGAGGCTTCGCCGCGCGTGGCGGTCGAAATTAATATCGAGAATTTTAATCGCGATGACGACCCGGCGTCATTGGCGCGGAAGATTCAGGACTTGCTCGGCGGGAGATTGGCGCCGGCTTCGTAATGGCACTAGCAATCACATTTGCCGGTTTAGCTATCGATGGTGTTTTCGATTGGGGTGAGGATTTGCCTTCGCGCGTTCAGTCCGAAACGTTTCCGCGCCGGCACGGTTCAATCGTCCAAAGCCTAGCGTTTCTTGGCCCGCGCACCGTTACTCTTTCCGGCGAGGTTGTTAAGGCCGATGAGACAAGCCTGAAAAGTTATTTAAACGCGCTTTCCCAGACGCTAACCGACCGCGGCCGCGACCGGCTCTTTCTGCGCAACGACAACCGATATCTAAACGCGATTAAGACGGCGTTTAGCTATCGGTTTCAAGGCGGGCGGTTGCCGGCAAGTATCGCGCAGTTTTCGATTAGTTTCTTGGCCGATGATCCGTTTTGGTACAACTCGACAACCGACAGCGTTTTGACTTCCAACATCGTTGCCTCGCCGACCGTTATTGCGGTCACTAACAACGGCGGGAGCAAGACGCCGCCGCTTATCGAAATCAAGGCGCTCGGCTCTGCCGTTACCGGTGTCAAAATTTCCAACGGCAGTACGGGGCTTTTTATTAGCTACACCGGCACGATAAACGCGGGCGCGACATTATCGATTGATTGCGCGGACTTCAAAGTGTTGGCGAATGGGGGGAATGGGCTGAACTTAATCGGGACGGGTAGCAGTATCGACATGCAGTTGGAGCCGGGATTGAACAATTTTGTTTATGAAGGTGCCGTGACTGGTGTTGACGTGAATATTTTGTGGTTGCCGCGGTGGAGTTAGCGCCAATGTTTAGTGTTTCGCAGGTTTTTCTCGTGCCAGATTTCTTCTTCGGGAGATTTAGGCGGGCCATCATAAATAAAATCCATCAACGCGCCTATTTCGCACCTACCCCAATGCCACGCTTTTTTTTCTGGAACGGGATCGATGCGATCCTTTGCCGCAGTTTCATCAAACATCGCAGGGAAAATGCGTCGCGCATATTCGACGGCTTCTTTTCTAGTTTTCATTTCTTCTCTGTACTCTCAATCGGAGTGATTATCTAGGTGGCTGTAGTCTGGACAACCGTTGACCTCGTAGGCACCAAAAACGGTGTCAACGTCAATTTCGTTGTGCCGACCGTGCCCGACGGCACAACGCTTAGGATTATTTTCAACGGGCGGTTTCTCTATCGCGTTTCCGGCACCCCTACTGCTACCGAGTACGTCCAATCAGGCACAACGATCACGCTCGGCCTTGCGCCTGCGGCTACCGATACCGCATGGGCAATGTTCAGCACAACGGGCGTTGTCCTTTCGTCGTCGTCTGTGCCGGCCGCCTCAAGGAAGAATTTCTATTGGACGATCGAATTAAGGGACAAAAACGGCTCGCTAATTGAAATCCTGCAACCGGACGTTAGCCGGCTGGGCTGGGAATACAACACCGTCGGCGGCTGCGGCGAATGCGAAATAGCGCTGCGCAGGGACTTTGACAATTACGGCGCCGTCGACTTGGACTGGGATGTTCAAATCTGGCGCGGCTATGACCCGCTAGGCAGTCAAGGAACACGCCTACCAGCGCAGTTGCCGTTTGTCTTGGGCTCTACGTTAGCCGGCTCGCGGGAGCTGCGTTATAGCGGCTTTGTGCGTGAAATAACCCCTATTTTCGACGAGGTGGAGAGTGTCAGGCTTCGTTGTTCGGGCTACTCCCGGCAACTGGAATATCTGGCGGTATTCGACGCTACGACGAGCGGGCCGGTGACCTATACCAATTTGGAAGTCAGCGCGATTGCGCGCGACCTGATCGATAGCTTTGTGGTGCTCGGCAGCAAAGTGAAGCGCACCGCGGCTTTGGCGCTCGTGCAGAATACCGGCGCCATTATCCAAGACGTAACGTTCAACGGCAGTGTTTGGGACGCTCTAAAATTCCTAGCCGATATCGGCGGCAATGCGGAGTACGGCGTTAGGGCGGATCGTGAAATCTATTTTCTGCCGCGCCAAAACGTCAACAAGCAAACATATGTCCTCGGCAACAACGTCAAAATGTTTGAAGCGAGCCGAACCACCGACGATATTGTAAACCGCGTTTTTCTCCAGGGCGGCGACGGAACTTATTACAGGCTTGCAAACGGGGCTTACCAGTCGGGCTACCAGAAAGAGCGCGTTGTTTTGGTGCCGGCGATCAGCAACGCCACTGATGCCACGCTATGGGGAATCTCTTATTTTTCTCGGTTCGGCGCCTCGCAGCCGAAAGGGACGCTAAACCTAGCCGCAAGCGATGACTGGATTGAAAACGTGGGCAACCCGATTGGGCTCGTGCGCGTGCTTGGCGGGATCATGTTCATCTCAGGCACTACACGCCTACCGGCGCTGTTACCCGTGGAACTCGCCAAAACGCTCGGCGCAACTACGGATCAAAGTTTTCGCGTGGCGGGTGTTACCTATGCGCCGACGGAGAATGGCTTACAAATCAATATCCAACTCGGCGAGCGGTCAAGCAGTCTTGCCGATCAGTTTCGCAATATTGAGTATCAATTGGGATCCCTTCGGCAAGGACTGGCGGCATAAATGGGAATCGGCCAGTGGAAAATTGTCGACCTGACGGGCACGAAAAACGGGAGCAATACCGCGTTTACGATTCCCGACGTGCCGGACCTCAGCACGCTGCTAGTCGTTTTCAATACTTCGAGCCTTTATCGCGTCGCATCAGCGCCAACGATCATGCAGTACACCATCAGCGGCACGACGATAACTTTAGGCTTGGCGCCGAACTCAACCGATAAACTTTGGGCTAATTACGATGTGGCGTAAATTTCTAATCTTATTTCTGTTGATTCCGGCGCTCGCCGACGCGCAACTTATCAGGCGGGAAACTATTCAGGCGGGTATTATTTTCTGTGACGACGCCACGGCTACCGACACCTATACTTGCCCAAACCCGACGCCGGCACTCGCTGCCTATGACTCTAAGATTCTGGTTATCTTCCGGCCAAATACCAACAACACCGGCACGGCGTCGTTAAATATTAGCGGATTAGGCGCGATCACCATTGTTGCATTTGACGGCTCGACGCTTGCCAATAACGCGCTTGTTGCCGCCAGCCGCTATATCTTGGTTTATAACGGCACCAACTTTGTTTTGTATAATCCAGCGACTTCCGGCGGCGGTTTATCCGGCCTGACTGATGATTTTATTTTAAAGGCCAACGGCACCACGGCAGCGGAAATCTCGACAATCAAGGACGACGGCGCCGGAAATATTAGTTATGGAACCGTCTCAGGGAACCGTCACGAGTTTACTTTTACCGCAGCGACGGCGGTGCGTACTATTACCTTCCCGAATGAATCGGGCACCCTTGCATTTCAAAAAATCAAAGCATCATGGGATGCCGACGCAATCACGCAAGACGGCACTTTCTGCACCGATCCTATCACTGGCCAGATTAACAGTGGGCCGCGCACGCGATGGTTTCTCTGCGCGGACAACAACGGCTCAATTTTCGAGGGTAAAATAGTCAACCTACCTTACGCGATTACCGCGGCGGCGTTTACGGTGCTGCTCAATCACGCTACGACGGAATCAATTACCTTTGCCGGGGAGTTTTCGGCGCAGTGTCGTGCATCGGCAACGACGGTGAACAGCACTTGGGGAACCGCGGTTACGGCGAACGTAGCAATCACAACAGCAAATCAACCAGTACAGGCGACGGCGGCGGCTGTCATACCGAACGGAACATGCTCGGCCGGCTCAACGTTGTTTTGGCGTTATGTGGTTGTCGCTGCATCGTTTTCAGCCAACGCAGCCAACGCGCGCATCATGGGCGTTTACATGGCAGGTGAATAAGTGCGGCATACTTATATAATACTTATTCTGCTTTTTTTTGCTGCCAACGCAGGCGCGGCGACGATTACGGATGACTTTACTCGCGCCGATAACTCGGACATTGGCGCGAATTGGGACAACGGCTATAGCACGTCGACGGCCTGCGCGATTGTTAATAACCGTGTCCGCAACCCGGCTTCCGGCGATGGGTGCGTAGAGACGTGGAATGCAAACTCATTTGCTAACAACCAATGGGCGCAGGCAAGTTTTGCAACATACGACACTACGTCAGTCGCTCGCATAGCGGTAATATTACGAGCGGCGACGCCGCCAACCGGCGACTATTATCGGATCACGGCGCGTCGCAATTCCGGCGGCGCAACGACGACAATCCAAAAATTTATCGCCAACGTAGGAACTACGCTTGCAACCGAAAGCGCTATCACTTGGGCAACGGGCGACGTGTTGTATGCGGACGTATCCGGTACGACGATCACCGCCAAAAGGAACGGCGTCACAGTTTTTACTGCCACCGATTCGGCTCTTACCGCGGGGCGGATCGGCTTATACATCTCGATTGATGGAACGGTTGACGGTGCGGAAATCGAAAGTTTTTCCGGCGGCGATTTAACGACGGCGGGAGGCCGTCGCAAAGTGGGAGTGATGGCGTTTCAATGAAACGCGGGTTTTTAGCCGGGTTTTTGTTACTTCTAGCAATAGATGCTGAAGCGGCGACCTATTGGGTAAAGGCCGGGACTAATAGCAGTTGCGCGGCAGCATCCGGTTCAAGTGACCCTGGTTTTTATCGAAGCACAATTACTAACGGACTATCCTGTCTTGCGCCGGGTGATACGCTCAACATCACGTCTGGTTCTTATGCAGAAAGGATCGTCGCCGGCACTAATATTTTCACCACGCAGTCAGGCACGTCCTACGCGAACGCAACAACAATTCAAGGCATAGGGACCGTGACCTTGAACAGCAGCGCGGGTAGCTGCATCCAACTTTCTACGCCGGCCGCTGGGACGGTTTATCGGTATATTGTTTTCAAGAATTTTATCTGCGACGGTGCGGCCACTTCGCTTCCAGGTACGCAGTTCGGTTTAACGATTGGTGGCGGTGCCAACGGCGGCACCATCGATCACATCAAGCTCGACGGGCTGGAAGTGAAAAATTATAAGCTCACGGCGGTTGGGGTTGGTGGGGATGATCAAGTCGGAACCGACTTATGGGTGACGGGCTTGAGCGTCCACGATAACGGGACCGTGGCGGGCTTTACTTTGCCGGGCGATCCCAGCCCAAGTTATGGTCATTGTTTTTATGTAGAGGGCGGCGGCAACGCGATATTTGAATACAACATATGTAAAAACCAAGCCTCTCAGGGCTTCCAACAATATGCCTCTAACGCAGCGACGAATAATATATATCGCAACAACTGGGTTGAGAATACCGGGATAGCCGACGCTCGTGGTGCTTCGGCATTCGGTATTAGCAATGGAGATGGTGTAAAGATTTACAACAATACAATCATTAACAACCAAAACGGCATCGGTTCGTCAGTCGCTAATGCTGTAATTTACAACAATACTCTCTACAACGACGGCATCGGCCATGTAGGGCCGGGCTGCTGCTATGCGGACATTCATATTGACGCGGGCAGTGCGACGGTAAAAAACAACCTTCTTTACAATAACGCTATCAATTCGATAGCGAGCCTTGGTGGTACTCTCACCCAATCCAACAATTTAGCAACTTCAACCGATCCATTTATTAACGCAGCGGCTAAAGATTTTAGACTGAAATCCACTTTTTCGGCGGCTATCGACCAAGGGACGGCCAACATCGCGCCGGGGATTACGATACCCGCATGTTCAGGGGGCACGACTACGGGTTGCTACAACGGCACCGCGCCGGACATTGGGGCGATGGAAACCGGCGTTCCTACTGCTGGCGGCGGACCGCCAACGATCACGCCTAATCTTACCAGCGTTGGCGCGGGCGCGCCGATTTTACTTACTGTCGATGACGACGACGTAAATGAACGTATAGAAGTGACCGGCGATTGGATAGGCATATTCGCGCCAGGCGCAGCCGTGCCGGCGGGTGGAGTCATTGACGGGATAGCTTTGTTCGATTGGTTTTATATGAACGGCAGTAAAACCTCGCCGGCGTTAGCTATCAGTGACGCCGTTATCCCATTTACTGCGCCGACAACGCCGGGAAAATATGAATTCCGCTTTTATCAGGACAACTCAAACTTAGAAGTCGACAGGTTGGCTACTGCGGCGTTTACGGTTATCACGTCGGGCATCGTGATGAAGTTTAACATCAGTACTTTGAAAATTGGGCCAAGCGTCACTTGGAAAATTGGGACGCCATGATTTTTAGAATAATAATTCTGCTTTTGCTTTTTCCCGGTGTCGCCTTAGCCCGCGATCCTGCGCAGGTGCGCGCGTTTCGCAAAAGCAATCCATGTCCGGTGACACAGAAAACGACGGGCGCTTGTCCCGGTTTTGTAGTCGACCACATTGTGCCGTTGTGTTTCGACGGCGCCGATTTACCGGGCAACATGGCATGGCAGGAAGTAAGGGCAAGTTACAAAAAGGATGTGTTCGAGCGCCAAGCGTGCGCGTTAAAAAAGAAAATGATTGATCTGAAATGAAAGCGGCCCGATGAATAAGTATCGAATAATTTTAATCGGGAGCGTGATTTTTTGGTTGATTGTGGTTATCGCGGTTGGTTGGCAGATTCTTTTACGTCTAGCGGTCCGCGCGAATATGGCATCTTTCCTTATGATTGCGGTTGTCAGCGCAGCCGAGCCGGAAGATAAGGAACTGCAAATTTTACAACTCCAAAAAATCATCGCCGAGCAATCAATGGCGCAGCTTATGAGGGACGAGATGGTGAAAGAGTACGTCAGGATTCGCGGCAACTATGACAAGCTCAACGCGGATATCGAAGCCAAGGAAAAAGCCAGGGGGAAAAAGAGCGAATGAAAAAGATTGTAGCTTTTATATTTGCTTTTAGTTTGTGGACCGGATCTCCGTGCTTCGCCGCTTGGCACTTGTACTTAGTTCCTGTCATCGGCGCCGGCACAAACGATGCCGCCGATGCTCGCCAACCTAAGTATGTAGCAGCGCTAAGTGGTGTTAAGTGGGGCGCGGTAGATTACGGTTTTCAACCCTTCATGTTAGTCGCCGCCGATGTGGACGGCGCAACTGATACCGCAGCGACAGCACAACCGGACGTGACTAGGATACCTGACAACCTAGATCAATTGATTGGCGCGGGTGCGCTAGGGGCGGTGCAGACGGCGTTGGAAAATAGAAATATCCCTGCGGGATGGGTTACTGCTGCGCTCAGTTATAGAACGGTACTGAGGACTATTTGGGGGTTTTTCGCTTTTATCCAACGCTATTCGGTTGTCTCAGGCAATACCAACCCTATACTTGCCGCGTCAATAAACCTAGATACGCAATTCAATCAATTACCTTCAGGGGCGCAAACTAATTTGCAAACTACGGCGACGAGTCTGGGCTTGAGCGCGGCAGGGCTTACGGGAACAAGTACGCTTAGACAAATCCTGAAAAACATTTCGGACCAATGGGGTCAACGAGCCTTTACGGTGGGCGGTATTACTATATGAAAAAATTTATAGCCTTTATATTCGCGCTTACGCTTTGCGCGGTAGCATCGCCAAGCTTTGCTGCATCCGGCTGCACCTATCCCGGCACGCTCGACTCATATGTTGACAAGATAGCCGGTGACTTTTTGACGCTGGCGGATGTAAACAGCCGCAGTTGCGCAATTGAAAAACTAGAAACCGGCCCGCTCCGTCCTAACGACGGTACCGCGGCCGCGCCAGCTTACGCTTTTCGGTCGGCTGCGAGTTCCGGCATGTACTACACAAGCGGCTCGCCCTTGATTGGTTTTTCAATAGGCGGGGTGACTGTAGGGACAATTACCAGGGCTGCATCATCCGTCAATTTTATAAATCTACTCGCAACGGCTACGGGTACAGGGCCGCAAATTGTTTCGGCTGGCACGGATACGAATGTGCCGCTGGTTTTAAATACCAAAGGTACGGGGGTTATAAACCTTGCCGTCGGCGGGACTATCATGCAGGCCATCGACAGCAGCGGCCGCATTTCTTTTGGCACGACGCAACTCGCCGGCACAGGCGCAAACGATGTAATCATAAAAAATTTAGCATCGGTGCGTGCTGTAAATGCGGCTGGGACGAGCACCTTGCAGACCGTAACCCTTGACGCTTCCGACCGGTTACTTCTCGGTGGTACAGGCGTCACAGATATAATTTGGTCCAAAGCGCTAGTAACGCTAGGCGCCGGCTCTACGGCAACGCTCGGCTTGGCCGGTACACCGGGGCCAACAACGTCAACTCAAAACAGTTGGATGCGTGTTGTTGATTCTTCTAATAATGCTTTTTTTGTACCGGCGTGGAAATGAAAAGGAAAATCCTATGAAATTTAGATGGCTGTTTCTAGCGTTCGCGTTGCTCGGCTTACCGGCTATAGCTAACGCGCAGAAAACCTGTACACCTCTGACCGCTACCTCGCAGAACTGTGTTGTGACGCTGACTTGGGCGATCACCGGCGTTGACGCAACGCACCCGGCGCCGACGAGTTTTCAACTCAGGCGTGGCGACGGCGGCGGCCCAAAGTCTGTAATTGGCACGGTAAACGCGCCGACGATGTTGTTGCAAAATACCTTCACCGATAGCGGCGGCGTCGATCACTGTTGGGACGCGGTTAGCATTCTTGGCCCTGCGTCAAGTGTTGCATCGACGCAAGCGTGCTGGACCTCGCCGGCAATCGTAGTGCAGGGGCCGCTTGTGCCGCCAACGCCGAGCGGGTTTACCGTGTCGTCGGTGTCGTCAGGTACGATTGAGCTTAGTTGGGCAACAACGGACATGGCTGAGGCTTACAAATGGGAGCGACGGAAAGGCAATCAACCAAAACTAATAGAGAAAACTGGGACGGTACTGGCTGCTATTACGAGCTATCGGGATAGTTATTTAAGACGGGCGACAACATACTGTTATGACGTGGCGGCAATTAATGTATCGGGGATTTCGGGCGCTACTCCTGTATTGTGCGCGACGACAAGACCTTGAGACATTCCGAAATAAAGAGAGTTTGCAGGTGCTTCATTTGCGAGCGCGACGATATACCGGTCGAAGAGATGTCAGGTAAAAGGTGCGCTCTTTGCGAGAGAGATTACACAAATTTTCGGCGCGCATTCAAGTTAGAACACAATCGATGGCCGACCATGAAGGAGTTTAAGGACGATGAGGTTAGTGAGACAACATGACAACCGAGCAGCGTAAAAAAATGCAGGCGGAACTGGCCGCGCTTAATAAGAAGATTTGTCGCGCTTGAAGCGTTACTGAACGGGTACAACAGAAAAAAGAGTCATCTTGAAATGCTGTTGGCGAGGACGTGATTGGCACTTGCGAACACGACGGATATTTGGAGCGCAGCCGGGACGGTTTTTATCGTGGTTGTTATTAGCGCGCTTACGGTGATGGGAGTTTGGGAGCATGACAATCGCAAAGAAGAGCATCAAGCGCTTGAGGCATTGATTCGGGTAGAAAACGAATCGGTCAGGATTAAAATGGATGCGGTAATTTGTACCAGCAAACTGAATCTTTTTTCGCAAACATTGCCGAAGGGGCAAGCAATCAGTTGGCATGATATCCCGCAGGAATATTGGCCTTGTATGCCGAAGAATTTTATTGATGAGCGGAAAACTATTCGTTAACGTCGGATAGGAGAAACTAAATGAGTTTATTTATTCGGGTGCTTCAAGTGCTGCTGGCTATCGCCTTTGTTGTCTTAGCTTATTACTGCGTAATTTGGGTCTTAGGGATGCTCGGCATAAGTGTGCCGGATCACATTTTAAAAGTGATTTTCGTGATCCTTGGTCTACTCGCAGTCATTGGTGGACTGTCAGGGCGATTTGATAACTGGTGGAAGACATAGCGCCGTGGTGACAGCAAAAACAAATCCAACAGGTATTCCAATCGATGCCAGCGGCGGGCCAACAATAGACCCGACGAAAAACGTTCTCGACCTTGTTACTGCGGCAATCGGGCGTCAGGACGATTTGCGCGAAGCCAGCGAAAAATTAGCCGTGATGCAGCTTACTTGTCAGAAAGAGGTTGGGGATTTACGGGAGAGACATGCAGAGGTTATCAGGGACCTTCAGGCACGGCACTTATCTGAACTGAGCAAAGCCGAGGCGGCAAGATTAGATTCTATTCGGCAAATTGATCGTGAGGAAGGCGGTAAGACGGCGGCGCAGATTTCCGCGGCGGTGCAGACACTCGCATCGCAGACTCAAGCAAACGCCGAGACTCTTAGGAATCAAGTGGCACAAACAGCAGAGACGTTGAGAAACCAGGTAGCGACAACCCAACTAGCTTCGCAGAATACTTTTAACACTACGGTTGCGGAATTTAATAAACGCATTTCGCAATTAGAATTGTCCTCGTCTGAAGGCAAGGGGAAGCAGACTTTATCCGATCCGATGCTTTTGGAAATGGTTGCAGAAATGAAGGCAACAAATAGAACGCTGGCAGTCGGGGGCGGGAAAGCTGAAAGTATGAGTCAATTCCTCGGCTGGATTGTTGGAATCGCGGGGGCGGTTGTGGCGGCTATCGTTTTTATAATGAAGGGATAAATGGAATCCGAACAACTCAACGGATATGTGCGGCCTGCCGTTACCATCGCGTTCACTGGGACGTTTTGTTACCTCTCGATCATCGGTACAATTACACCAGACGTGTTTGTCCCGACTGTAACTATGGTGCTGATATACTGGTTTAAGTCACGCGATGAGCAGAAACAAGGCGAGCAGATCATTGCGCAGATTAAGGAAGCTAAGAAAGAATAAATAAAGGAGAAAGTTATGAAAAAGAAACCAACGGCTAAGAAACCAGTTAAAGTGGATCACTGGCAAAAACAGGCGAATCATTTTCAGAAAATCCTCGACGACATGTCGGCAGTTGTTGCTGATCCGGCGACAACGCCAGAAGATTTAGCCGAGGCGCAGCAAACTATCATTGACATGACGGCCAATCTGGCGCGGTTGGTGGACAAGCACGCCGTGCGATTGTCGGCAAAGCACGCGCCAGCGGTATAAACGGCAAGGGAGATGCCGGTCTTAAATGACGGACAGCGCGCTAGAAATCGTCGGCTTTGCATTTCGTACACTATTTTATCAATGCCTAATTTTAGGCGTAGGCGTTTTAAACATCGTGATTGACAACTATCTAGTAATTCTTTTGATCCTGCTCGTCTGTGTCGGCGTGCGCATGGTTTGGAGAGTGAGATAATTATGAAGGACATTAATGTCTTTATAGCGCGGGCTAATTTCTTTGCGGCGCTCGCTATTTTTATGGCCATGCTGGCTATCGTGTTGAGCCTTACCGGTTGCACCGCGCGGGATCAATCGGCAAAGACAATAGCGACTTATGAGATCAGCGCGGATGGTATCAAGAAAATTAATTACGAAAGCACGAAGGAACAGCAAGGGCTAACCTTCGACTTGCAGGAAGAGAGCGGCAAGGTCAAGAGCGTTAAGATCCGCGCCGATCGATCAACCACCAATGATGAGTCGGTGACAGCATCAATGGCGGTGCAGTTAAAGATGCTGGAATTATTACAGACCTTAACGGGGCTTGCGGCAAAAGCGGCGATGACCGGCGGAAGCTGATGACCGAACTCGAAATCATCGACAAGGTTTACGAAAATTGGGTTGAGCAAGCAACGGCACAGTTGTTTTCGGTACTGATACTTGAGGACAATAACGGGACCGTTGCTCACGAGAGCGCGGAGCGCCGATTCAGATACGCGCTAAAAATGGCGGCGGGCACACGCGACCGCGCCAAGGGTTTGATTCAAGGGACGGAACGATGACCACCGCAAACGAATTTTGGCAAGGCTATGCGCCGGAAGTGAAGGTGCAGCCGGGCAATCCCGAGGCGCAAAAGTACGGCAAAATGTGGGAGCGGCCGGAATATCGCGTGATGGCGCCGGGTGAGATATTCGCCGGGTTGTTTCTTACCATAGCGAAGCCTGCGAAAGGGGCTCGGGTAATCGACTTCGGTTGTGGAACCGGCCGCGGTGCTGCGAAGCTCGCGCAGGCAGGGCTGCAAGTCACGATGATTGATTTCGTGCGTAATTGTCTTGATCCGGCAGTTAAGGACATAGTCGACGGGCCAGATCCTAAACTCTATTTCATCAAAGGCGATTTGGAAAAGCCTATCGCCGTCACTGCGGAGTATGGCTTCTGCACCGATGTCATGGAACATATTCCGCCGGATAAAGTCGGCGTCGTGCTCGATAATATCCTCAAGGCCGCGCAGCACGTCTGGGTTTCAATCGCCATGTTTGAAGATGCTTGCGGCGAGCTAATCGGCGAAAAGCTGCACTTGTCGGTGCATAAGTTTGACTGGTGGCGTGCGCAATTCGAGGCACGCGATTGCGTGATAAAATACGGACAGAGTACAGGCGACGGCAAATATGCTCACTTCTACGTTTCCGCTTGGCAGGACGGCAAGGCGATTGTTGAGCATGGTGTAATAAATACCGAGCAGGAACAGATACGCACCAACGTCCGGCATAACTGCGAACAGGGCTGGACGCCATGCCAGCCACACGAGGGCAACGATTTTGAGTGCATGATTCTCGGCGGCGGGCCGTCTATGGCTGCTTTCGAGGACGAGATAAAAAAGAATCGCGCCGACGGGGTAAAATTGCTCACTCTTAACGGAGCATATAATTGGGCAGTGCATCACGGCATTACCCCGTCGGCGCAGATCGTTGTCGATGCGCGGGCGTTCAATGCGCGGTTTGTTGATCCAGTTGTGGACGGCTGCAAATATCTGATTTCTTCGCAATGCGATCCGTCGGTGTTTGATAAACTGCCGCAAAATTGGCGCATTCGTCGGCCTGATGGTGAATTTCAACGATGGGGGCATGGTCGAGAAGATGCCGGGCACATTTTAGAATATGACTCCGAAGAAGATGCGAGACAGACATGCAACTATTTGGCGAATGATTACGCCATTACTGGCTTAGTGCCGGAATTATTTATTAGTACCTATATATGGCACACCTCGGCGGAAATGATCGCGGATATTTTGCAAGAGTTTTATCCAATCCAGTATTGGGCGATACCCGGCGGCTCGACGGTGCTGTTGCGGGCGATTCCATTGATGCGGATGCTCGGCTATCGCAAGTTTATTCTTTATGGGTGTGATTCCTGCGTCACCAACGGCAATCATCACGCCTACGAGCAAAAAGAAAACGATAGCGAGCCGGTATTTCCGGTTGTAGTTAATCCCGGCGGGCGCGTTTTCCAATGCACGACTTGGCAAATTTCACAGGGGCAGGAGTTCATTGATTTGATTCGCTACCTTGGCGAGGAAATCGAGCTAGACGTTAGGGGCGACGGGCTATTGAGTCATATTTTGCAGGTGGGTGCGGAGCAGGCGGAGATTCAAGAGATTAAGCTGGACTGATGATGCAATTGCCTAACTGGGTCAACGAAACGATTCGCAAGTTTGTAGCGCCGCCGACGGGCAAGGTGATTATTGAATTGGAGTGCTATCAGAACGGCGTAACGAAAATGGAAATCGGCGGGGTGACGAGGACTAAACCGGAAAAGGAAGTTGAGGAAGCTCGATGAATATCCCAATTCAGGCAGATAGCATTCTGCTGGAAATGGCAAAGCGCGATCCCGAACGCTTGCGGGATATTTTAATTGTCTCTCAAGTCGAGGTGCGAGAAGTTACGCAAGAAGAATTTGATCGTATTAAAACTGAGGTTAAGAGAGTATAGTCGGGCCACAATGAAGATTTGTAAGGAGATAGGTTGCGGGCGAAAATATTTCGGTGCCGGCCTTTGTTCAATGCACTATTCTCGTTTACGTCGTCACGATAATTTAGACAAGCCTGTAAAAGTTCCGTGGAACAAGGGCGCAAGAAGCGTGCGAGATTTATGTGGGGAGTCAGGTTGTTCAAATCATATTCATTCTCGCGATCCTAAACTTTGCAAAATCCACTATCAGCGTTTCATGAGACACGGCGATACGGCTCGCCGATGGCCGCCGACTCTGGGAGTTAAATGGACACCGGAACATTCAGCCAAATTTAGCGCGGTGATGCTCGGACGAACAATATCACCCGAAGGAAAACAACAGAGAAGCGCGGCATTGATGGGCAGAGTATTCTCTAAAGAAACAAAAACAAAGATGAGGCTGGCAAAATTGGGGAGATCGTTACCGGAACAACATGCCAGAAACATTTTGCTCAATAAAAAATATCTGCGCAGGGAATATAAAGGACATAATTTCCGATCTTCCTATGAATTAAGACTAGCGCAGGCTTTCGATGCTAGAGGGATTCGCTGGGAGTATGAGCCAACACGATTTGATTTAGGCGACTCAAGTTACATTCCCGATTTTTATCTGCCTGATTTAAAAGTTTACTGGGAAGCTAAAGGTTATTTTTGGCCTAAGAGCATTGAGAAGGTGCGGCGGTTTCGTTTGTTGAATCCTGACAAGCCTCTCATCGTTGCGAACGATGCGGTTATCAAGATGATGGAAAAGTAAAAACCTCTTGCAATCTGTACGTGTCCCGTACATAAAAAAAATAATTCTAGGGCAGTTCGTCGATGACATGAAGCCTTCCAAAATTGGAGGGCTTCACTATGGCGGCAGGGACATGGAAAATTTATACCAAGGCCAAAAAAATTATTGGAACGGGTGGCGGGGCGATGACTGCTGGTGGAATTACTTTAGGAGTAGGAGTTTTTAAACTTTCACTGCACAGAGCAAGCGCTAGTGCTAACATCCTCAAAGTCTCAATCGGCGGTATTTCAACTTTTGCGTCTGTACCGGGCGAGATAAGCGCGGTTGGCGGCTATGTCGCAGCAGGGCGCAACTTGCTACCGGCAACCGGACAGTGGACAACCGGCGCAAGCACTAAGCAATTAAAATTCACTTACTCGACGGTTGGGCTTGTGTATACGGCGAGCGGCGCGAGCTTGAGTAATATCAAGTATGCGCTGATCCGCACATCGTCGGGCGCGGCCGCAGGCAAGGTGCTTTGCTTCTGCACGTTGTCAACGGCGGCGTTTACGATTACGAGCCCAAATACGCTCACAATATTGCCTGCGGCGACGGGCGTGTTCACCTTGGCTTAGGTCAAAGTGTTGTGGCTTTCCCGTTTGACCTAGCCGTTGGCGCATGGGGAATATCGCCGTCGGTCGGCAATTACCGCCTAAACGATGTCGCTGTAAGTCCGAGTCCCGGCGGCGTGGTATCGCAGATCATGTCCGAGTGGGGCGGCGCCTGCTACGACACGACTCGAAAAGATTTGCTCGTCGCCGGGGGTGGTCATACAAATTATGCGGGCAACGAAATATATGCTTTTAGTGTGGACTCTAGTAGCGGAAATTTTTTGACTTGGCGGCGCAAGATAACAGCGTCGACACGAACAGACGGAACCGCTATAGAGGAATATTCAGACGCCACGCCATCGTCATCGCATACCTATTGCGGCTTGCTGTATTTGCCTGTTCAAGACGTAATGGTCAGATTGCCGGGGGTTTATACGTTTGGTTCGACTGGTACATTTACAATAAGAACATATCATTTTGCTGCTTCAACCGAGACGCCTACTTCGACGGGTGCGGGAAAATGGACGCGTAAAGACGATGCACCTACAATTTCTCCCGGCGGTGCCCCCGGCCCGCGCGCCGATGCCGTGTATAGCGCAAGCACCGGGTTTGTTTTTGCGCAGCATCTTAACGGATTGGCGCGATATGACCCTTCGGCAGGGACATGGACAGGCGTCACAACGGCTGAGGGGCCACAAGGCTTAACCCATACTGCTGATGCGTTAGCGCTCACCAGTCCGGAAAAATTTGTCCGCGTCGGCGACGGGCACACCTATATTCGCCAAATAACGACTCCTTACTCCTATGTTGATTCAGAGAGCGGGGCAACCACTAGCGGGAATACGGCGATTGAAGGCGTTGGGGTTTTACCGGGTTGCCTTTGGGATACAAACGGCAGTCAAATCGTCTGCTGGGCTGGAACGCTGACGGGCGGCACGGACAACCGAGATTATTACACGCTTAACGTAGCAACTAAAGTATGGACACGACACGCGGGAACCGGAGATACGCCGGATAATCCCACGAGCAATGGAATGTATGGCCGATTCTTCTATGTAGGCGACGGGCTTTGTGGGGTAGTCAATACAACGACATCGAATGTTTATTTTCTAAGGGTGAGCGCCTCGACTGTCCCGCCTGGCGATCCGGTTGGTTCAATTCGGCCGCGGACTACTGTTTCGATCGTGCCGTAAATTTATGCCAGACATTACGAGCAATTTAGTAGGTTACTGGGCGCTCGACGACGGAACCGGAACGACTGCGATCGATTCGGGCTCTGGAGCTAATAACGGGAGTTTGATTAATACGCCGACGTGGTTATTGCCTGGAAAGATAGGTGCGGCTGCGTTAACTCTCAATGGGTCAAATCAGTACGTTACTATGGTAGACCCGGTGAATCTCAGACCCGGCACTAACGGCTTCACGGTGGCGGCATGGGTGAAAACAACGATGACTGCAAGGGGAATGATTTTCACGAGCTACCATGCATTTTTAGATTTAATTATGTTTGAAATGGGCAGAAATGCCGCTGGCCGTTTCAATTTTGAATGGCGCGATCAGACGAGTGCTAATGGTTTCGAATATACCGGTGCAACTTACAATGACGGCAACTGGCATCATCTGGCGGGCGTGCAGCGTCAGACCGACGGAGTTTATTTATTTGCAGACGGTTTGCCGATTGGCAATGTGTCACAACCTACCCTCACTTCTAGCCTCTCCACAAATGCGCAGGCTTGGCAAATCGGTGCCTACGACGGCGCCAACGCTCCATTTAACGGTTCCGTTGATGACGTGCGATTTTATCATCGCTCGCTCGCCGATGCTGACATTGCGGCTTTATTCGCTCTAGGTGCTGCCGGACCCGCCACCGCAAAAGCCTTCTATACTAATTTTCAGAAAACTAAACTCCGTCAACCGATTACTGCGGGGAGGGTGATATAAATGCTTTTGCTTGCCGCTACTACAGACAAACTCGGCCTGATCACCACCACGACCGCCGATATTCATGTTCACATTTCTTATATTGATCGTAACTCAAGCACGCTCGCCGCGTCTGGTGGCGGAAAGCAAAACACCGCGATCACGTCAGTCGTGGCCTCGCCGGGTACGGATATTCTTGCCGTGCCTGGGGCCAGTACGCTTAGAAATATCGAGACAATCAATATCCGAAACGCGCATGCGAGCAGCTCCAACACCGTCACCGTAATTTTTAACCAGAATGCCACAATCTTTGAGCTATTCAAGGCCACGCTGGCGGCTGGCGAGGTGCTCAGTTACGTTGAAGGCATAGGCTGGTTTATTAACGGCGCGGTGCCTTCCGGGCCGATCTTGTTTAAGTCGCTTGCCGCCGATGATACGGGCGGTCAACTCGTCGCCACGGCGCAGCCCTGGTTTCCGACGGCCGGCGGCGTGACCGTCCAGGCGGCGACTACCTACCAGTTTGAGGGGCAGTTGATGCTTGCAACAGGTGCCACGACGCATACGACGGGCACCCTTTTCGCAGGGACAGCAACCCTCACATCAATCGATTACCATGCGAGAATATTCTCAACGGCGAATCTTACCATTGGCACTACGATCTCTTACATTCGTGTATCAGTTGCGACCGTCATTGTGCTCAACGCTACATCAACCGCAGTAGAGACAGTAATTCAGATGCGGGGTGTGGTCAAGATCAACGGCGCAGGCACATTCATCCCGCAGTTCCAATTTTCGGCTAATCCAACGACACCTTGCACTACTCGACGCGGTAGTTATTTCGCAATGCAGGCGATGGCCGCCGACACTCAGGGAACCTGGGCGTAAATGAGCCTTTACGGGCTACTCGATAGACAAGGTTTTCCGACTTGGTTCGGCACCGAGCTGAACGGGCCGGGCTGGTACGACGAAACGCTCGTTGATGCCGGGCCTAATAAAGTCATAACACCGTTAACTGGCTCGCTGAATATTTCGGGAGCTGCACCAGGGATTCCCGTCCAAATCACTCCTGGTACGGGAATACTTCGCTTCGGGCTTAACTCCTACGGTATTAACGCGAGTGCCGGCAGTTTGGCGATTACCGGCTACGCGCCGACCGTTCAAGTTTCGTCAGGGGTTACGATCACGCCGGCGACTGGCTCTTTAATGATTGTCGGCGTGGCACCAAGCACGCGGCAAAACATATTCATTACGCCGGCAACCGGAACCTTGACGATTACCGGCAACCCACCAACGCTGGCAACGCCTATATCAATAACCCCGTCGGTGGGTGCTTTAACTTTGGTGCCAATCGCGCCGACAATGTTGCAGAACGCTATCCGTGGGCCGCCCGCCGCTGCGTTGGCCCTAACCGGTGCTGCTCCGACTCTCATCACAGACACCCGCATCACGCCAGCCGCCGGCACCTTGACGCTAACCGGCATTGCGCCGACCGTCCAAGTCTCTTCCGGCGGTAATACTAATATCACTCCGCTAGTCGGCTCGCTTACCATAAGCGGTCTAGCGCCGTCCCTTATCCGCGGCACTATAATCACGCCGACGGTTGGGGCGCTGACGCTTGCCGGGGCTGCGCCAACCGACGTGATCGGAACCATAATCACGCCTGCGGCCGGCGCTCTTACGCTTGCCGGTAACGCGCCGACCGATGTCGCCGGAACACTCATTACCCCGACAGCCGGCGCTCTAACCCTAACCGGCAACGCGCCGGGCATAATCGAAAGTAAATCGGTAACACCGCAAACCGGCACGCTTACCATTACCGGATTTGCGCCGACCTTCCCTGGCGCTACCAATATCACGCCGCAAACAGGCGGTTTAACGCTCTCAGGTGCCTCACCTAGCCTAGCGTTTCAAAACATCGTAATACCATTAACCGGAACGTTATCGTTAATTGGCGGGGCGCCTGCGCTTGTTACAGATACCCGTTTGACGCCTTCGGCGGGTGCCCTGGCGATTTCTGGTAATACGCCGGTTGATATTGTCGACACAAGGATAACCCCAGCCGCCGGTTCCCTGATTTTTACCGGTTTTCAGCCGAGTTCCGCGGGCGTCATCATCCCTGGCACCGGCTCGCTAGTCATTACCGGAAATCAGCCGGGGGTTAGATTCACCATTACGCCGACAACTGGCTCTCTAAGTTTCACGGGAAACGCGCCAGCCGTCCTTCAAAGCCGCATCATTACCCCAATTGCAGGGACATTGACGGCAAGCGGCGTTGCGCCGTCACTATTCAAAGACAACCGAATCCAACCGGCTCAGGCTGATCTAGCTATCATCGGCAACGCGCCAACTATGGCGCTGGCTATCCGGCCGCAGGCCGGGGCGCTGGCAATCAGCGGGGTTGCGCCGGCTGCGATTCGAAGCAATGTCATCCGGCCGTTGGTAGGGGTGCTAACCTTAACCGGCAACGCGCCGACCCTGGTATCCATTTCCGTTAGGCTGTTTACGCCGGGTACGGGTTTGTTGACGATTACTGGCGGACAGCCGACCGTCAACACGACGCAGCCGGAAATCACATTTTTGCTAGATTTGGTTTCGGAAGTAGTCCAAATAACCGAGATTCAATCTGATATTGTCGCCGTGGTGGAGCTGGAATCGGAAACCGTCATTATTGTCAAAATTGAGTCGGAGGTAACATGAGCATACAAATCGTTGATTCCTTACAGGCGGGCGTCGTCGGGGCGATTATCCGCGTGACTTGCGTCCGACCCCAAACAGCCGCGGAAAAGGCCAGCGGCGCGGCGCGCGTGCCTATAGATATTTCGGCGACTACCGTCAAAGAGTTGATTTTCCTCAAGCCGAGCGGATTGGTTGTTACTAAGACAGCGGTCTTTACTACGGACGGCGAGGACGGCGCGCTGCAATGGGTAACACAGGCGGGCGACGTTGAGCCGTGGGGCACTTACGTTGTGCAGCCAAATATTGCTATTCCCGGTTTTACCGGGCGCGGGCAGCGCGTGCCGGTTGAGGTGCTGAAGAATCTCTAATTGCAGCCCAAATCATTCATTACGTTGTATTGCGCCCCTATTAAGCTATCAGTCCGGCTATACTTGCCAGCGTTGAGCCGAGTCATTATTTCGTAATAGATATCCCTATTGGTGACCGGTAATCCAGGCTTGCACCGCAGCCCGTTTTGCTGGGCGGTGTTAGATATCTCAGCAACGTAGCGCATCGCGTAATCCTGCGGCACTCGTGAAAAGGTGTTAATTGTTGCCTTGTTGGCATCCGGTATCGTCATTAGACCAAAAAAGCCGTAGGGACGATTTGGATCTAGGGCTTCAGGGGGTACGACGAGGGGCGGGATGATGAAAAAGCAGGATTGCGTTAATAGGAGAATTGCGATCAGAAATAATGTTTTCATAAAATATTTTGATGTTACCTTATTTAATTCTTCCAATGCTGAGAGATTGTCTATGCAATTGTGTTCGGGAACCCTCAAGACAATTGCGTCGTTTGAAGTAATGTCGACCCATTCGCGTCTTCCGTCACTATTTATATATCGTCTGCCACAGAGTGCGCAAATTTTCGTTGATTCATTCATAGTGCGTCTTTAGTCACGTTTGACGGGTTTGTCAATATCTTTGTCAAAATCGTTATCTTTAACGTTCATAATCGGTGCGGCCGGGATATTCCAGGCTACCTTTCAAGCGGGATATGCGACGGCGCACTTGGTCAACAGTTTCCTGTTTATTCTCTGACAGAGCAGCGGTTAGCATCTTTATCTCGTTCTGGATTTCTTCTGACAACCGACGAATCCGATCCTTCAAAGCAGCATTCTCGGCGCGCAGGTCAGCCACGCCTGCTTTGATTTTGCCAATTATGTCATCGGGCGTGCGCTTCCGGTTAAACTCAGGGCGCGGGTACTCCTTAATGATCGTAACTGTCTCATCGTCGGTTGGCATGACTTGCGCTTGAGCAACTTCGGAACCTTTGCCATAGGCGGACAAGGAACGACTGATAATGTCGTCTTGGTTAACCTTGTAAGTGCTTGGCATTTCAGAAGAAACTCGTTGTAACGTCTGATAAGATATACAATGAAAGCAAGTACTTAGAGCGCATCTTTAGTGCCGAGTTATGTAAACTTCGTTTATTCCTGTCCCGATTTCCGCCTCTGATGGCTCTCAGCTTGGCCCGGCGAAATATGATTTTTATCTCGCTGTGTAATCTTATGAACTGAGCGGGAGTTAACGTCCTTAGATATCGCGCCAGCTCCGTGTCGTTTAATGATCCTCGTCGCATCATTCAACTCCTTTGGTTGTTGAGATGCAGACTTCTTAATCAATTCTTGTGCCGGATCAATTCCCAATTCCTCACATAGCGGAAGCAGCTTCATAATAATCACCGTAAACAGCTTTTCTTGATTCCTACCGGCGACAATTAAGCGCCGCGCGTCCATTTCTCCCACGTCTAAAACTCTTGCCAGCGCTCTTGGGCGCTGCGTTTCGGGTAATTCTGGAAACTTTTTTTCGATTATTTCTGCAATGATTTCTTTGAGTTTCATAGGCCGTTAATTTATCTCTAAAAAAGTTGTTGACAAATTTTTACGTTATCGTTATAGTTTTTGTTATCAATTCAACAATAACGCTAACCATAACGGAGAATACACTAATGGCACTGAAAAGGAAACGCCTCAAGAAGAGAACTTGCCCGGTTTGCGATAAGCGATTTCAGCCCAAAAACCCGCGAAAGATTTACGACAGCAATCTATGTGCCATGAAGTTATATCGCTGGCGTGTGGCGCAAAAGCTCGAACGGTTGGCGGAGTTGGAGCGGGGAGCGGCGGTAATAACCCAAGCTACAGGTTAATTGAATGATCCTCGTCATCTTCAACCGCGTGCTGATGGTGCTTATCTTCATCCTGTTTCTAAGCGTGGTTAGGAGCTGCGCGATGGTGCTGCTCAATCCGTGAAACAGAGGAAACTATGAGCTTATACAAAGTGACCGATCCGGGCGACTACTACAGGCTTAAAGGCGAGACGGCGAACTTGCTGCGCGACACGATTTGGCGTCTGAAGCAGTTAAAGGATTGCGAGCCTTATGCTGTAGAGAGCGAGTACCAGCGAGCAATTGATTTCCTAGAGAAGCGGCTGGAAATGGCCCTCTACGTCGGCGACTAAGATGAACGAACTGGACGCCATTGTCTACGGTATCGTCGTAGCCGGAGTGATCGTGGTGGCTTTAGCGATGTTCAAGTGGTGAAAAATGAAACAGCCGAAAAAGACAATCGAGCAGGCCGAAGCAGCGGGCTATGACTGCGGCAAGAACGGGGCGAATACTGCTAACTGCGATTTTACTTTGTTTGCTACGCCAGAATTAACCGCTGCATGGGAGCGCGGGAAGAAAAGAGCGGATAATGAATAAGCAACTGACCGACACACAAAAAGTTTTCCTGCTCGCAAAGATCAACGGCACTGACTATTTCGGGGAAACTTTGCCACGGCAAAATATTAAGTGGCCCGAATCAACTTGGTTGTCACGTCGGATGGACCAATTGAGAGAAAAGGAATTAGAGCGTGTTAAGAAACTGTAATTTTTGCGGGACTCAGTATGAGGCTAAGGTTGCCGTACTTGGGCGCGGTATGGGCCTTTACTGTTCCAAAACATGCAGCAATTTAGCTCGCCCGAAAATTCCATCCATACGTCGATTCTTTGCGATGGTGCAACTCAATATTAAAACCGGCTGTTGGCTGTGGCTGGGTCAAATAAATAATTGGGGCTATGCCGTATTTTCCGAAAGAGGCGAAAACATTCCTGGCTATCAATGGAGCTTTCGATATTTCAAAGGTCCGATACCAGACGGTCAGCAGCCCGATCATCTTTGTAGAATCCGTCCCTGTGTTAATCCCGATCACCTTGAAGCGGTTCCAATGAAGGTCAACATCCTTCGAGGAACATCCGTCTCGGCAATCAACGCTAGAAAGACCACCTGTAGCAGAGGACATGAGTTCGACGGCTTCGATCAACGATACGGGTTTAGATACTGCAAAACCTGCAAGCGTGAAGTGAAGTTACTCAGGAAGGAGCGGGGCGATGAGCTGGCCAGTGAAAATCTTAGAGATTGAGATGGGACACGCAACGAATTGTCATGGCAACGGTGAGTATCTGGCGAAGGAGTTTGTTCACATGCGATCACACCGATGGTTAAGATTTGTCTGTAATGACACCGATTGCAACTTTAGGGCGCTGCTCAACGAGCGCGAGATTGATGAAGTGTTTAAGCGGTTACTAGCAAGCGAAAACAAGTGAGGCACCCCATGACCATCGCCCGACAACTTTCAATAGAGTTTTTTATAGCTCTGATTTACCTGATTCTGCGCGTGGCGTCGTGCGCGATGGGGGGATGACGATGGCACTAGATCCACTTGAATACGTTCTTAACCGCATGGAGTGGGCTGCGCAATCGTCGGCGCCAGCCGCAAATGGTTATCCCGAAGCACGCCGGGAATTACTCCAAGGCATAGCCGATTTGAGAGCCAAGGCTAACGCCCATGCCGCGAACGAAAAGCTGATCGCCGCGCTCGTGGAGGCGCTGGAAGATTTAGTTAGGTGCGCTAATGACGATTTAGGTTTTCCACTTAAAGAAAAATGGATTAAAGCCCGCGCCGTCTTGAAGCTCGCCAAAGGAGAAAAATGACAATCACTTACCGTGAATTTATCCATTCACTATTACTCGGCGCAAGGATGCTGGACGAAACTTGCCCGCAGATAAAAACCGAGGACATCATTTGGCGAATGTGGTCGTTCGACGATGCTGGTGTGCATTACATCGAGCCGGAAGAACGGGACAAACAAAAGTGGAACGCATGGCGACCGTATATCGACGCAGGGGTGAGACAATGACGCGGGAACAAATAGAAAAGGCATGGGCTAACAAACCTTTACCAGATGACAATCTGTTCCTTGATGGACTTGTGGTGGAGTTTGCTATTGATCAAATCAACCTCGCGCTCGAAGAAGTGGCGCTTATTGTTGGTAATCAAAAATGGTCACTCGAAACGACTTATGCACAAAAAGTCCGCGCCCTGAAAATCGGAGAAGCACAATGACGCGGAAAGATTTAGAACAGGCAGTCTACGAAGAATCGCATAACGGGGATTTTCAGTTTGTTCCTTGGTCGAATGCCTGCGTTATTAACTTCACCATCCAGCAAATCAACCTCGCACTCGAAGAGGCGGCGAAAGAAATCGAGGGTACTCCATACGCAAATAGCGCAGGACCGCGATTAATCCGCGCCCTGAAAATTGGAGAAGCAAAATGAAAAATCAGGAACTAATCGAGATAGCCGAGCAGCAGGCGCACGACGATGGCGAATGTGAAGGCGTGCCGTTCTGCGCGTACTGCCTGGACGCATGGGAAGAAGCGAATCAAGAAGCATTGGACTACGGCAAATGAGCAAGCCGGAACGCACCGAATTGGAAAACCGCATCATTGTAGCCGAGGAACGCGGCGCGACGTGGGCAAGTATGCACGAGATCGCCATGCAGTTGGAAGAGGATAAAAAAAACTATCTGGCGGCATTGATGAATGACTTGGATGACGGCAATACATCGGAAGCCAAACTAGAGCGCAAAGCGCGTGGGTCTCACCAGTACCGCGACTACATCAGAGATATGTGCATCGCCAAGGGTGAGGAGCTGCGGGCCAAGGTGCGTTACGACAACGCCCGCGACTATTTCGAGGCGGGAAGATCACAGGAATCAACAGAGCGCGAGAAGATGAAAACACTCAAATTTATTCCGTAATCAGGAAGGAAAACACCATGAACGTAAAAATAGAGGCAGCAACAAGGGAATTAAGGCCGCTCAAGGGCGCACGTCCAGGATCGCAGCTTTATACCGGCCTAAAGATCGGCGGAAGTTGGTACAACCTAGCCGGCGATCACCGCAATCTTTACAACAAGGTCGTGGATCTCGAACTTGACGGCAACATGGCGAGCTTCGCATCGCCACAAACACCACCGGCACTACACCAAGCACCGCCACCGCCTCCACCACCCGCGGCAATGAACGGACACACACCGCGCTGGCCGAACCGCGAGGCCGCGGTTGATGCCTATGTGTTCTATGCAACGCAGGTCAGTAAATACATCAGCGATCCTTACGCCATTGCGAAGGCTGCGAACTGCCTTATTTCGATTGAGAGTAACGGCGAGATAAACCCGGTGCATCGTGAAGGCGTGGCCGAGCCGTTTCGAGGGGCGGCATGATCGTTGACCTCCTAGAAAACTTTTACCACAAGCGCGCCGATTCCGGTAGCCGCAATCCGTTTAGAGCCTCCCGCGCCGGCCATTGTGAGCGGGCGATGGGCTACGACAAGCTAGGTATTGAAGGCGAGCCAATTACGCCGCGGCGGGCTGCTGTGTTCCGGCATGGAACAATCCTTGACGGCGCGCTCAAGGCGGATCTTGCCGCTGTACTCGGGGATCGCTTCGTCAATCTTGATGACCTCGGGGTCAACGCCTGCGAGATTGAAGGCGTGCGAATTACGTTCACGCCTGACGGCGCGTTTCAGACCGACACTGGCGAAATCGGCATTGTGGAAATTAAGACGATGAGCGATTGGGGATTTGAAAGGGCGATGAAAGGGGAAATTGATCATGCATATCTCTGCCAAGCCTGGACCTACTCTTATGGAACTTCCTTCAACCCTGTCGTTTTCCTTTGCTATCGGAAAGAAACGTCGCATTTCTGTGAAGTTATTTTTGACCGCAACAGAAACGACGTGGCAATCACACAGAGATTTGGTGGCGATCCGCAAGCTCTCTACATCGGCGATCCATTGCTTATCGCAGAGATCCGGTCTCCCTTTGATCCAAGTGTTGAGGACGAGGTTAGAGGAAAATTCAGGCGGCTTGCGGAAGTCAAAAAGGAAAGTGATCTCGCCGGTGGCGTCAAGGCTATCGAATGGGAAACCGTAAAGGTCCAAGGCAAGGATAACGCCGCGGCATGGGCTAACGCACATCAAGCGGATATGTCGCTGGCGGTCAGGTCGGGAAGTTGGTTCACGTTCGGCACCGGCCGGAAGATTGCCGGTTTTCCGTGCAATTATTGCAGCCACATCAAGCGATGCCTTGGTGCTCAATTAGAATTTACCGCAGGTAATAAACCGTTATGGGTGATAGATGCAGCAGCCTAACCAGCCAACCCTATTCGACCCGCCCGAGCGCGCCAAGACCGACGCCATCGCGCAGGTGGAAAGAAATAATAGAGAGTTTGTGTATCTAGCCTACGAACTCTTGCAAGGTCTAGCATTTTGTCAATCCACGATAACGACGCTTGATGTTTGGGCGCGGTTAGAGTTGTGCGTTGCACCTTTACCAACCAACCCGCGCGCCATGGGTCCAGTCTTCCTCCGTGCCCGTCATGCCGGCCTGATCACGCCGACTAACCAATGGGTGCCGAGCGGCAGGGTGAGCGACCATAACCAGCAGCTTAGGGTGTGGCGAAGCGAGGTTTATCGGGGATGAAAAGTAAACCAAAACAAAAAGTTGTTAGGTTGCTCGCCTGTCCGCATTGTAAACGCGGTGTTTGGCGCGGGCGATTTTTGGGCGTCGGTTACCTTCATGTCGAAAACGGCAAGGTTTTAGGATGGTGTCACAATCCATGACCACCCGCGAAAAACTCTACCACGACGCGCTAATGGCTATCGCCACGTTGATTGCTAACCGGGCGCTGAATCCAGCGGAGCGCAGGCAGATAATAACGCGGCGCGAGCAGGTGATTGAGGTTTGGGAAAGGGTGTTTGGAAAATAGTAGATCAATGCCAACGATCACAAGATGGTTTAATGTGAGTCACGATATAAACGCTGATCCTGAAATGTGGGAATTGCGCGAGAAATTCGGCGACCGGGCTGGATTTGTTTGGCTTGAATGTCTCAGTATTGCCGATAGGAATAGCGGAAAGATAGGTCCAAA